TGCCCATACGTGGGCTGTAAGTTCTAACTGCTCCATCGAGTGTGATAGACACGGCACTTACAACTTGGTCACCATAGATTGTAGTGAAAAGTTCACTAGTCGCTAAAGTCATTATATAAACCTCCTAAAGTGCTGTGCCTACGTAGAAAAGTTGAATGTGTTCACCTGTTGCACCTTCTGTCGCAGCAGCGTGGTCCTGGGCCATTTTCCACCAAAGCATGTCATAAACACCACTACCTTCAGTAGCCTCTGTGGTACCTGCCGTAACTACAGCGGGTGAGACACTAGCACCCGTTGAAGAGTTATTCAGAACGGGTACACTACCAGAGCAAAAATACACCTCTCCACAGCGTGGTGCATAAGTACATGTACCACCATCACACGTGATGCTCACAGCACCAATAGCTAGGTTTCCAATTATTGCGTGGAAAATTTCCTGTACATCAATAGCCATAATTCAAACCTCCTATGGTGCGATTTGCAACCAGACAGGTTTGAATTCTCCAGAAACTCCGACGGTTCCATATTGATAACCAACGGGCACGGCAAGTGATGTTATCGACGCACCTGTTGATTGAGGTGCCACAAGCGCATTCAAGCCTGTAGTGGCTATTGTAGCAGCACCAGAAGCAGCAGCCACGAGCAAACAACCCGCAGGCGCAGTTCCATTTGCGAGCACATTAGACAAACCCCAGGTTTGTACCCAGAAATAATAACCTATAGGCACCTGAATAGGCGGTACACCAACAACTGAATCCGTAGTTGCACTAACAAGTGTCAGTACATCATAAGGGTTGAAAACAATTGTGGCTTCACTTGCAGTTACAAGACCAAGCACAATAGGATCGTAGAGACCTAAAGATGTCCAGTTAGTAGAAGTACCTGTATCAGCAGCACAGGTTTTGATCTTGTACATCACACCTTCACCCTGAGCGTCGTTAATCATAAGATAACCCTCAGCGGCGGTTGTAACTGGTTCGTGTGTGGCAATGAGTACATCATAGGTGCCAGTTACAGCAGCAGCACCTACAGGAATGTTAAGACAGTTAGTAGCTATCGGTGCGGCGGATGTAACAAACAGACCATTACGTAGTTTGGTAGCCCCACACCTTCCATAACGAAATACACGTCCATCTGCAAAAGCTACACGTGTTCCAAGTGTTGCTTTTTGTGTAGAAGAAGTTTCATAAATACCCTGGTCAATAGGAATAGGACCAGTACCTTTTAACGCTTCATTGTGCAGAGTCATAAAAAATTAATCTCCCTTTTGATTTGTAGGCTATCTCAAGGGACTCATTGGCTTGAGTCCCAGGGATTAGGTTTAGGTTAAGAAACATTACTAATATACGCCTGCCAACGCGGAGCCTGACAAATGAGCGCACCGGCCCAAAGCAGCTGTCGTACATAAGCATCTTGGTTAATGGGAATCTTTTTGTCCGTCCAGTACATATTCCGGCGTCTGTGAACAACCAACTTCCAGAAATCGGTATTGAACAAAAAGATATATCCCGCCGGGCATTCCCGGTCGACAACAATCGACGCCTGATTAAACGCGATTCCAGTAAATCCAATATGTGCGATTCCTGGAGTGTTGTCTAAATTCCCACGTTGTTGTGGCTGTGTTCTAGCCCAAATTTTATTATAAATAGCTTGTGTAGTAACAATCAAATCCGGGTGAACCATAGCGTCACTACAAGCACCGTATTGTGTTTGCAGCATGGACATGTCAAAAGCACCGCCAGTAGAGTCTACATTACCTCTCCACCAGGAGTTGTCATCCTTGCTGATTTCACCGTAGGTTCCTGTAGTTGCCATAGCAAGTACGACCTCGTCGATTGCTTTAGCACCTTTGTCTGCAAAAATGGCCTGTGTGAATCTACGAGTAAAGGTCTTACTAGCAGCTTCCATCTGACTGGCTACTATAGAAAGAACTTTCTCATCACCCTCGACTTGGAGTAGTGTTGTGCCGTCCAGTGTTACATCGACATACATTTGTTTCCAAGCCCATTTTGCAAGCGTGGTAACTTCTGTCTTGGAAATATCAAATGTATCCAAGCCCGTGTACCACCCCGAAGGAAGCTCGCCGTATAACACAGGCTGAGCAATTTTACGGCCAGAGTCATAAATAACCTTAGCCTTCGACATAAGTTGTGCCATAAGTGGCGTACTGTTATAGAATTGGTCTTGAAGTGTAGGAATGTACTTGTCCTGCACGTGAGCATCAATTTCGTCGTATGTAAGAGCCATACGTTAAATCCTCCATTTAAATATCTAATGTACCTGCACCCAGGTCTAGCGTTCCCTCTTGGGCTTTTTTCTGTATGATCTGTTCCGTTGCTTCATCAAACGACTTGGGTACACTATCCCGTTTTGCACGTATAACTTGCTGTACGTTTCTACCTGCTGAATGTATACCAGCAGTGCGCTGTTCCTCTATTTTCTTCAACGCGAGTTCATCAGCAGCTTTTGCTATTATGTCGTCAAAGTAGAGGTCTTTATAGGCTTTTTCTAAATTCGTTTGGCCTATTTTTAACGCGTGGTCTAGTAATGCCTGTTTATCCAAGTCTGTGTGCTTTGAACTTAGATCACTTAATTGACCCTGAAAGTCAAACATACGTTGTACTTTCGACTCTGAATTTGCTAGAGCCTGTCTAACACTACCTAACTCGGTGGATAGCGAACCAACCTTACCGGATAGGTCTTTGAGGAGTTTTGCTACTTCTGGTTCTTCTGTGTAATCAACTCCAAGGTTATTTAGATCAGGTTCATATTTTGGCATAGTTGTCATATCCGCTTCTGCTTCCCTTTCTAAATCCGCATACCATTGACGCCATTGAGTAACTTCGTTTTCTATGGCGGGTAAGTTTTTTGTTTTTTCAGTTAATTCTTGCGCACGTTTCTCTGCGTCTTTTCGTGCAGTTGAGTCTTCTTGTCGCTTTCGCGTATAATCACCCTGCATTGATTTGTAGAGTTCTTTTAGTTCGGGTGATAAAGTCTCAGGGTTTATGTTAGTAAAAAGTTCGTCTTCAGCCATTGTAGTTGATCCTCCGTGTGTTGTTTTGTTATTCTTACGAATCAAAATCCTGGAGTTGTGTTGTGGTTACATAACAGTTGGTCGTTGAGGCATAGAACCACCTCTCAATGGCGCAGACCGCATACGATCAGCTTTCATTTTAGCTTGTTGTAACGACAACTTCCCTTCTTGTTCCATTCCGTAATGTCGCATTATTTGTAGAAAGCCGTCTTGTAGCATTTTATCTACAATAGGGCGCAAAGACGGATCAAATTTTGTCGCTTCCCGGATTGCCATAACACCACGTGATAAAGCAACCATTGCTTTTTTCTCACCGGGTGTGTCTATACCTGGCCCGCCTAGTCCACCAGCACCAGAAACTGCTGGTTGGAGTTGCGACGGTGGTGGACCAACAGGTGGTCCAGTAGGAGGTCCGGCAGATGGTCCAGTAGGAGGCCCACCGGGCATAGGTGGACCACCGGGTGCGCCACCTGAGTCGTCTGGTAGTTCTGACAATTGATCCATTGAGTCTAATTCTGGATTTTGGTATGGCATTTTTTCCTCACTTATCTATTCATTTATTGAAGCGTTTAGTACTTATGGCAACGGATGTCGTAGTACGCCACGTGTAGGTATCGTACCACGCGCGGCGTCTAACGCGCTTCTGTTTTGTTGCAAGTAATCAACATCCCGGCTTGCTAGTGCACTAAGCCGTTGTGTTTCTGCGCTGGCCAGTGCGGTTTTGTATGCACCTGCCCGAGAACGTGCCATAGCGTTACGTAGGTCTATGTCTGTTAGTTTACTCATAGCGTTGGATAAAAGACCCTTGTATTCGTCTGATTGTTCGTATGTTCTTGCCACTGGCGGTCCGCCAGCCGGGAGATCTGCTACGTTTGTTGATGTGACAGTAGGTGGAAGTAAGCGATATTCATTGCCGCTTGGATCAGTGTAGGATTCAGGTGCGTCCCCACCCATACCTTCTGTTGTATCACCCCAGGTGTCGTCTCCCACGTAGCCATAGCCATAAGCTGTGTTGTGTTCTCCCCAATCTTCGTAGCCCGCAAGGTCGTGTGCGGCGAAAATACCGGTTATTGGGTTCATAAGACCATAGAAGTTTCCAAAGTTTTTTGCTATTTGTACAGCTTGTTCCCAGGCGGTTGGTGGGCCAGTGAGTGGGCTTAGTCCAGCAGTTGCACCTGGTCCTGCACGACCTCCTGCCACAGTACTAGGTGTTGGTGGAGGAGGGGTAAACGACTCAATGGGCGCAGTAGTAAAACCAACAGGGGCATTGGTTACATCAATAGACGTAGGTTCGGTCTCTAAACTTGACAACTCAGAAATTGTACTCGCCGGTGGTGAAGGCCCAAATGCAAGGTCTGGAGTATCAAAGTCTACGTTACTAACAGGAACCCCAGCGATTGCGTCTATAGTACTTAACGCCTTTCCACCAGGTGCTATACCAGAATCGCGGCCTGCTTGCGTGCTAAATGTAGCAAAGTTATGACCACTGTAGTCCATACCACCACTATAGTCTGGTGTGCCACCACCGGTGACAAGGCCACCAACACCACCGCCAGAAACAATATCTCCGCGTGCGTCTGTTACATAACCCGCTGAAGATACAGAACCACCTTCCACGCCTACACCAGAACCTTCATAACCATAACCACCACTGTCAGAACTAAAGCCTCCGGTAGTATCAATTCCTTCACCAAAGTCTGGGCTGGGAGCACTACCTGGACCTCCACCATCTCCATCATCTCCACCACCATCCATGCACAAAGCCCACTTACCCATATACCAATAACTCTCTTCTTCGACAACTTCACCACTTGCTATGTCTATTTTACAATACGTAATAACTTTCTTCATCTTAAAACTCCAATTCATAAAATGTATATACTTTCTTCGCGCCCAGTTCTTGCATTAACACATGCCAATTTTCTGTGTCGTGACGTGAGGAAAATACGATTTTATTTACATCCCAACGCGCTTTGAAGAAATTGTAACCTAGTACTAAAAACTTCCTTAATCTCTTAGGCGCATAGACGTAATGTAAACATAACGTTTTATCACGTAGTTTTAAACTAAAAATCGCAAAAATCTCTTCTTTCTCTCCATCCATGCCATGAATTAAATATGCCTGACCTAATAACACTCGTGCTACAAGCTCTGCGTGTGTGCCAAACGCCGGTACACTTACTTTCATTCTATCCCAGTATTTAAACACATTATCAGGATCGACTTGTTCTATATACATCAAAACCTACCTTTCGGACTACCACCGCCTTGGTTAGGAAATTGCGTACCACGACTTGCATTAGGTTGCTGTCCAGCTATTTCTTGATTAGCTTCGTTTTGACGTTTTGCTGCAACACGTGTTATTACTTTCTTTCGGTTTGGGTATTTCAAGTCTTCCAACAACGCCTCGTCGTCTATTACTTGCATTTCTCGTAAGCGCATAGATTCTATTCGTTTTTGTGTCTGTGCCAAGCCAAGCCCACTTCCGGGTTCGATAGTGAACAAAAGATCTAAAACTTCGGATTGTTTACGCTGCGTTATAGGTTTCATCAATTCTGTGCTATGTGCAACTACCATTTTTTCTTTGTCTTCCATTTGTATTATGTGCTGTACACGATTTGGTGGAACGTATTGGTAGATGCGCGAGATTATTTTCTGACCAATTCTATTGTGCATCGCTTCGAGTGCGCGTCCACGTAGGCGTATTAATGCCTGTGCCATAAGTTGTAAGGATTCTATACCAACACCAGAGCTTACTTGGCCGGTTCGTATGCCTCGCATTACGTCTACCATACCTGTTATCTTTTCTCCGCCGGTTTGTATGTGTTGTAGTGTTTCAAGCACATTAGGGGCTAGACTAACGCCCGGTTCGCGGCGCAATTCGCGGCCCGGACTTTTGCGCACGTACGAACCAGGGGCGTTAGTTAGCTTTTTCCACTCTTCTGTTGTTAAAGCATCTTTGTCTCCTATCCAGATGGCGTTAGACATAAGCATGATGTTTTCTATTATTGTCGCGAGAACTTTGTTCATGAGTTCTTGTGGATTGCGTAGGAGTTCTACATCACCCCAACCCCAAGCAGATTCAAAATCTGTATGCCAAATCATCATGTCAACAGGAAATTCACCGTCTGCGTATGGATTCGCACCATCGGAGGCTATTATGTCGTTTACTAGTAAGACTTTACGGCATTGGTTTTTAAACCGGGGTTTACCTTTTGAGTCTTTTGATCTGTCTTTTACGTAGAATTCACGTATATGCACACGCGGTATTTCCGAGCGCCGGAGGTTGTCTGTACGTGTGAAGACTTTGTTAACTAAGTTGCGAAACAAACTTCCGGTTTGGGGCGTGGAGTAGACAGAAAGAATGTCGTTTGCTTTAAATTCATCCGCGCGGTCGGGGAATAAGTCTTGGGCTTTCTCTAACGGCCATACGTCTTCTAGTATAAAATACTCCGCGTCGCATAGTAAGTAAGACTTCAAAAGCATTGGGTCGATGTAAGAAGCACGTGGGTCGTAGCTCACAACTCTTACATCACCGCTATTTTGGCGTGCAGATGTGTCATAAATAGAGCCAAGAAAGCCGCTTCCAAATACTTGTGTGTTCTCTATCATATCCGCGTTTGCTTGTTCAAACGAACTGCCTTGGTAGAAAACCTTTGTAAGGATATTTAATACATCTGCCGTGTCTTGCAGTTCGTCTTTAAATGGCGTTATTAGTGGCCGGGGTTTTGCGTCTGTAAGCAGGGCAGTCTTACGTTCTATGTTTTCTAATATAAAGTTTAAAACTGCACTTACTTTATAGCTAGGCCGTCGCCCAGGCCATTGGTGGCCGCGTACTATACGAATATACGCTTCCCATTCAGACGCTATGTGTTCTTTATGCAAAGCAGATTCCATGTACATACCGTTTAGTTTGTTAACAAACAACTGCTCGGCTTGCTTTTGTAAAGAACTTGTGCCTTTTGTGTCCGTAATCGGATTGTCTTCGATTTTAGAGTCTGATAAATATGCGTCTGCCATATTTTATAACTCATCCATGTAATAGCCTGCTGTGTCTATTGCTACGTTGTGTGCATCATCTGCGTACCAATAGACAACTTGACTTGTATCTGTGCTTATGTCAAAACTCATAACTTCGTTTGTTACTCCTGCCGTGTGTGCTTCTGGTGTTACAGCACTAGAAGTAGTGTCAAAATAAAACCACATAGCCGCATTAGAAGCCAGAAGACGAACTTGTGCGCGAGTAGAAAATGCCGGGATTGTACTTGACATGTTTAAACTTGCATAAGCTACTGGTGCGTTAGCAAGCGCAAACTCAGCAGTGAAATTAGGATCACGATAGCGGTAGTAGTTATCTCCACGTACGTCAAAGGGTAAGATATTGAAACTTGCATCTGTTAACACAGCACCTATGCATCGGTCATTACCACTATACCACCCTATTTTTATATGACTATACGCCGGTGCGGTGGTTGTGTTTATAAACGCACTGGCAGTTAGTAAATTACTTCCAGCACTTATTACTGCTGTATCGTCAATGTATATGTAATGTATCGTATTCGCTGCTGCAGTGAGGTCAGTAGATAAAGGATTAGACCCAGCAGAACCAAGAGTAAAGGTTATTTGACTTGCTGTGTAAACATGTCTATTCGTTGCGCCGTTTAAAGCCCACATCCCGCCCGAGATTGTTATTGCACTAGCAGTAGAATACGCAAGTTTAAAACCATTCTTCATGCCTGAATTATGTGTGGATGTATTAAGTGAAGAAATTGAAACCCCGGCCTCTTGTAGTGCACCTTCTACCGTGGCCGTACCAAAATATGTGCCTGTGTCTTGAATGCCTATTAGACTAGCACCAACGCCTGCGCCTGTACCTGCTAAGTCTGTAGCACCTATGAGTGCTTGGTTGCTTGTATTGGGGAATGTAAGCGTACGTCCGGCTGTCAAACCGCTTGTAGATAACGTAACTCCTGTGCCTAAAGCATTTATGTTGAAGGTTGCAGAAGTAGTAGACGTATCTGTCATCTGTAAATGCAAATGATCGCCGATATAGCCACCGAGGTTGGTACTAGGAACTGCCTCTGCGTCGACGTAGGAGATGTTTACTGTTCCACCAGTGTGCGTCTCACGCCCGAAAGTAGTAGACGAGTCTCCCCAGTTTATGTCTTCTTTACCTGCTAAGCCTTTTATTAGTTGTAAGATTGACATTTATTTATATACCTTTAGTCTTTCTGTCTTCTTGTATTAATACCAACGCTTCTTGCTCGTCTTTCGCGCCGTTTTCGTACGCCCATTGAAGTTCTTCATCTGAACAAACAGAAGGTATTACACGTTCGTTCATAAAAACCTGTCCAGTAGGAATGTTTATTAGTTTGTTCAATAACTCCATTTTTTTACTTTCTGGACGCAAATTAACACCACTGTCTCTATCACTATCTCTATCACTATCTAACTTCTTCTGGAATATCCATTTCCATCCAACCGCCACCAGCGTGAGGCAAAGAAGTATTAACGACAGGTATAGTATCGGGAGTAGTGTTGATAACACGAGTATTTGATTTTGCATCTTGTGTAATAACCACCTTTCCAAGTAAGACTAAACGTCGGTCTTCTGTCATTTGTTTGTTAAAAACCAAGCCACAGTTTGTGGAGCAAAACCGTTGTCCCATGCGTTTTGCTTTGAATGGTTCTTTGCAATGTTCACATATTAAGTCTTTTTCACGAAAGCCATCAGACCACGCAGGGTCTAGTTCAAATGCGCTCAATTCGCCTGTTTGGTAGCAGTGGTAGATAACACCACAAACAAGTTTCCACATGTCTAATGTATGGTCTTTTTGTAACGCAAACATGAGTTCTTCTGTTTCTCCAGGGAGTTGTGCGACTAATCTATCTGCTGCTTTGTTTAGTAAACTGTCGTTTATTACGTGTGTATTTGTTATCTTTTCTTTGGTTGCTTCGTTTGACATGAAGTCCTCCGTTTATTCGGGTTCTACTATGTGTAAGCCTTCCCTACGTCGCCGTATTGCTTTCGCACGTTCTTCTATTAATTTAAGTTTTTCTATATGTTGCTGAGCTTGTCCAGCCTCTTCAAACGTCCGGATTTCTGGATTTAGTTGTTTAGTACGTTCAGCCACAAATTCCGGAAGTAACTCTTCATTCTTCATCTTCTGCATTAACTTCGTTCTTTCAAACGAACCTAATGCTAACGGAAGTGGCGGTGCATCTCCTTGTTTAAACCATTGATCTACTTTACGCACTTGATCATTTGGTATAAGGATATCATTTGCATCTAGTTCTATACTCTCACCTTTCTTTACATGTCTATGCGTTACGTACCAACCACTATTATTACTCCAACTCGCTACTCTTGATGGTTTTATTGCCGTTTCCACTCTGGAGCCATATCTGAGCCGCTCTAAGATACGTCTTTTAATTTCTGGTTGTATAACACGTAAAAACTTCTCTTCTGAAGTTAAGGCTTTACGTATTGTCTTTTTGGCAGCTTGATTAATTATAGCACGTTTAGCTACCTCCTTAGCGCCCTGTTTAGCGCCCTGTTTAGCACTACCTTTTAGTAGGTTTATTAAAATAGGCATTTAATAATTCATCCATGTTTGTTCGTATGTGTCGTCTTTACCCAAGTCTATCATTTGTGCAAAGTCTTTATCTATATAGTTATCACTGTGCGACACAGCGGGTTTATTTCCTTTGTCCCACTGCGCATCAAATGGTTCATCGTAAGATTGATGTAGAGTAAACAAACCAATTAACCCAGCCATTATCCTGTCGTCATGTCCACCCCCGGCGGCTGCCGCACTACCTTCTGCATCGCGAATGAATGTTAGTGCTTCGAAAATAAGTTCTTTGCTGTGTATAATAATAGATAGATTGCTAACACAATGCGTGCCAAAAGATATAAGGAGTTTTTTTGTACTTACACTAGTATTCCACCCGATTTTTTGTGTGATCTGACTGCCAAATCTATCAAAATGTTCTTGCCTGTAGATGTTCCAATACGACCGTTGTAACTCTTGCATTGTAGCCAAGCCATGCGCGTTTATTTCTACACTCGCTAATGCTTCGTTGTAAACGCGACCAACACGTTCGCATATATGCGCGAAGTTGTAAGGATCTAAATGCCCGTGCCATTCAGCTACTTGCTCTGCTATTAGTGGACTATTTAATTTCTTCCATACAATAATACACGAATAATCACCCCTTTCTCCGCCGTCTGCTACGTCTATACCCATTACGTAGGTTTTATTTTGTTCTGGATATTTCCAGATTTTGAAATCGCCGTGTGAGTCTGCTATTAAACCTTTGTCTGTTAACATACCACAGAATTTTGGTTCGTCTATTTCAGTAGCAAGCGTACGCAACTTACGTCTATCAAATATAGGCACACCACTTACTATAAACGCTTCTATATCTGTACTTGGATATTCCTGACGGAACAGCTCTATGTCTCCGTGCAAGTCTTTAATTGTGCAACGGCGCCAAAAGAGCTGTTCAATCGTCAGGTGGTGCACGCGCTGCAGTTCCTTTTCTTCATCATTAAAACTCGACTGAAATGCGAGTCTTTCATTATCGGTGTTGAACTCGCGCGTGTATTCAGGCAGAGCAAACCAAGGAAGAAAAAACGGATAGAAATTACTGTCGTTGTTTTTTGCTCGTTGCCATTCGTTGTAGAAAAAGTTATTAATACCATTAGCAGTAGATTCGTAGAGTATTAACGATTGAGAATTTTGTGGGATTGTCGGCAATAATGCTGGTACGACTTCTTGTGGGAAAGGCCAGAAAGAAAGTTCACTGCAGTGTAGGTTGTGTATTGTAGTACCACGTGCTACTGATTTCTTACCTGCTGTACGCACTTCAAGACTACTACGTAATCCCGGATTTTTGTACTGTGTTTTTCTGTCTGGATTAGCAAAGACTAACGCTTCTTTGCTGTTGTGTGTTATCATCGGACGTAGCGCTGGAGGCAGGCAGTCATAGAATAGTTTGCACATGCCGAAGATGTTGTTTCCTGATTCTTTTTCGTGGGCTATTATTACGTTATTCGTATTCTCATTCAAATGTGCACGCCAAAAAATCTGGCCTTCTGTGTATGTACTTATACCTTCTTGCCGGGCTTTTAGTACGATTATACGCAGAGGCTGGCCAGAGGTTATGAGTTTTTGCACAACAGAATGTAATAACACTTGTGGCTCCCATAGTTTTAATGGAACTAGTTGTGTTTTTTTGTTTTTTATTTTTAGCAAATTTTTGCTATAATAAGCGAAGTCTGTTATGCAACGTTTTAAGTTTATCATTGTTGTCTTATAGCTACTACTGAAGGCATTTTAGTTATTTTTTTATTTTTTCTTTAGCCTTTTGTCTCGCCTGACTATGTCTTATCGCCGCATGTTGTGCGTAGGCACTTTTTGCATCGTTAAAACAATGTATGATACTTCCTTTTGGTTTATCCGTCTTGCTTCCCTTTTTCCTGGGATGCCCGTGGACTGTTCACCATTTACCGTTTTGACGTATAACACTCATTAAATACTACCTGTCATATAAACTGTTAGTATTATATCCAATTCTTCCTTGGTTGTTTCTATTGGTTTGTTACCAACGTATTTCCAACCTTTGTAGAAAAAACGCTCTAAACCCTTGGGGCCTATTATATACCAACTAACACCTATTATTTCGGGTTTTTGATTGCGTAGAAACAAATGCCAGCATTCTTTTTTGTTTATTATTATGTGCACTAGCCAAATATCAGCGCCGAGACGCGAAAACACTGGCTTAGAATTTTTGTACGTTTCAGTTGGAAATTCGGGAGGCATATTAAAAATTACTTTACTGCCTGCAAACTTAAACATTACTGTGTTTTGAAACATACCAGTAGCACAAGAAGATATAAATAAAAACAAAAAACTTAGAATAAAAAACTTTTTCACTTTAATGCCTCAACAATCGCGCTAACCCTGGCCGTATGTTATGTACATCTCTTCCACCATTGTCGCCACTTACTTCCAGCTTTGTGTCTTTAGGCAAGGAGTTTAGTTCCTTAACAAACGAAAGAGTGCTCTTTACTACTTCCGGCTCGATTGTTGTGTCTAATTCAAAATCCTCATTTAATTGTTCATAGGCTTGTGTTAAATCTCTTATGTCGTCTGTTTCACTACTATCAAATTCCTTGCCGGATGTACGTTTTGTCACACGCAACAACTGTTCAAATACAACCGTATCTTCATCTTTTCTTCCTCTTACTGCACCTTCACTTTCTGCAACTCTGTCTAAGATGTCTTTTTGTGCTACATGTCTAGTCGCCGGTGGTACAACAAGATTTGTTGCGTCTCTGACCATCTGTTGTGCTACTTTCTCCGCATTTAGCGAGAACACGTCTACGGCTTTTTTATACTTATCATCTTCAATCCGCTGGTATTCTGTTATTTTTTGTGCAAAAATCGGGTTTGCTTTTAATACAGACAAACGATTACCACTAACCTTTATAATCCTCATTATTTCTCTATTTGGCTTGCCTTGTGCAACTAACTTCGCTAATTCACAATGCCATGGTGATAGGCGCATTTTTACTTAACCTTCCCTTTCGCTAAGTCTCTTACCCATAAAGTCCAGAAACTTGTATGCTCCGCACTTCCACGACTTATGGCACCAGACGTTAGTATATTTTTTCCTCGTGGCAAGTTCAAACCCGTAACTTCGCCACTAAAACGCTCTTGACTACCTATCCCGCTAGGTCTGTTATTAAAAATTATTACAGTATGCTTTTTGCCGCTTTGTGTTACAAAATCAAACTCTTCAATGCCGTGTTTGATTTCTCTGCGCGTTTTTAATGCGGCTTGTTTTGCAGTACGAAATCCCGATTTAACACTGGCTTTTAATAACTTACTAACTAAAGGCATTTTTTATCTTTCTCTTTCGCTCTATACTTCTTATCTTCTCTACATGCTATCTTATACATATATTATATACATTATGCTATGAATGTCAAGCGGAAAAGAAGGGTAGAGAGAAAAGAAGCTGAATTTAAACCCCTATTAGCCCCTTTGTAATCACGTTTGACACTAACACGAGTGCTAATACTAGTGCTAATACTAGTGCTAATACTAATACGAGTGCTAATACGAGTGCTAACATACGTGAGAAAAACTAAAAAACAAAAAAATGTTTATGTGTAGGTCTATCCCTATTTACAAGGGTGTTTTTTAAAAATCCTGGTTATCGGGACCGGCATCGGCATGGGCTATGAGGGCAGGGAATTTTAGGCATAAAAAAAGCCCTGACGAAATTAATCATCAGGGCTAGAAATGGAGCCGCAATTATTCGGCGGTGTCCTCCTCATTATCGTCGTCTTCCGCCTCAATTTCTATATTAAGAAATGCGGCGACGATTTCATCCGTCGCCTTGGGCATGAGCCGCCGCACCAAATCCATCGCCGCATCCGGCGAAATCGCGCCGGAGGCGACCTGCTCTTTTAGCGCATCAGTGATGGATGCGACCTGCTCTCTCATTCGCTCGAATTGCGCGCGCTCCTCTGCGCGCTTCGCTTGCTCTGCCGGGCCTCGAAGGTAGCCCAGACACTTCAAGCGCCAGCCATTATTTAGGCAGACCAGCGCTTCATCCGCAAGCACCTCCAGGGCTTGCGCCAAATCCCTAAAAATCGGGAAAGATCCGCTAGCAAGGGTGATACCCTTGCTTTTT